CTTCCGGGACCGCTTCCAGCCCCCAATCCTCGCGCCGCGCCATCAGCGTGCCGTCGTCAATGCCGCCCGCTCGATCTTCCCATGTCTCGCCAAGGGCCGTATTCACCCAGGTTTGCAAACGCTCTGGGAAAGCCTTTGCATCCACAAAGTCCTGCGCCGTCTCACCCAGCTTTCGCCACGGGCTGTAAAGTTCCGACAGGTGGAAGCCCGCAATCCCGTTGAATGGAGCCTGCGCCACCCAACGCCCTGCCCTGACCGCGCGCCAGCGTTCGGCATCATCCCAGAGCGTGCCGCACCCATCGGCCTCGCAGGCATAGAGCGCATCGCCCGGCCTTCCTTCCGGCCATCGCACATTTGCCCAGACCAACCGCTGTTCATGGCCACAATGCGGGCATTGAACCAGTCTGATCCGCTGGTCGCTTTCCAGATAGGCCGCCTCGATCCGGCTGGACCCCTTCACGGTCGGCGTGCTGACCATGACCACCTTGCGGTTCCAGAACGTCGTGGTCCGCTTTCGCGCCAACGACACCGGATCGCCTTCTGTCCCGGCGCTGGCCGGGTATCGGTCAACCTCATCCGCAAACAGAACCCGGATGGGCCGTGACGCCAGCGATGCGGGGCTGTTCGCCCCGGCAATCGTGACATGACCCCCGGGATATTGCTTGTGCAGCGTCGTGTTGCCGCTATCCCGCGACCGCGCGTCCTTCACCTTGCCCTGCAACGCCGGCGTGTCCCGCAGCATCGGGGCCAGCCGGTCCTTCGAAAATGCCTCCCCCATTTCCACGGTCGGTTGCAGAAAAAGGATCGGGGCCGGGTCTTGGTCAATGAAGTATCCCAAGCCGTTCAACTCGATTTCGGTCTTTCCCACCTGCGCCGAACTCATCACGACAACGGAATGAACCGCCGGATCGCTGATCGCGTCCATGATTTCGCGCTGGTATTCAGCCCGCCGCGTGTCCCATCTCCCTGGCTCTGCCGATGCCTCTGGCGACAACCTGCGCCGGGCATCAGCCCACTGGCTCACCGTCAGGTCAGGCGGGGGTGCAAGAATCTTCCACCACGTCGCCGTCATTTCCGCACAGGTCGGCGACAGACGTGTCACTGAGTTCACGCAAAGCCTCGTAAATCGCGTCCCTGATTGCCGCCTGCGCCTCCGTCGGCGTCTCGACCGTCATCACCACCGGGGCCAGCTTGACCGGAATGCTGATCAAGCGCGCCCTGACCCTGGCAAAGGCCCCGGTCACGGCGGCATCCACATCGGCCCGGGGCAGAAGTTCCCCCCGCATGGCAGCGTTCTTCATTTCCTGCGCGTCAGCCTGTTCCTTCGCCAGCCGCGCACGCTCGGCCACAAGGTCAAGGTCGTCTTCGCCGTTCGACCGACCGGCTGCGATTTCGCGCAGGTGGGCGGTGTAGGCCTTGACCGACGCCATCAGGTCATAGCCTCGCCCTGACTTGACAACGCGGCCGTCGGCGGCGAATTCGCTGATCTTCTGGCGGCTCACCCCGATCCATGCGGCAAGTTCACCGCCGGTCACCACAAGGCGTT